GTTCTTTTCGGTCAACGGCTCTGTCTCGTCCCATGTGAGCAAATTATTGATAGCAGCTATTCCGCTCTCTATCTCCGCACCCGGAGCGGCGCGGAAGACGAACCCCAAGTCGGACATGCTGTTGATGATGCTGCTCGTACCTTCTTTGGTACGCACCGTGGCAGCGCCCATTCGCGGGTCAACGATTCGCTCAAATATTTCTTCACCCTGCTCTTGATCCTTGAAGTAAGTACTGTAGTCCGCATATCCCCAGCCTAGTGGCTTTTGACCCGGCCCCGGCTTTCCCGTGGAGCGTCCCGCGCCGTTGACGTGGGGCAATGCCCATGCCCCCATACTTTGCTCAGGGAACTCGCGGTAGACGTATATATCCCCCGTATCCAGTACACCCGCCCATATCGCCACCCAAGGCTTGCTTCCACCTGGGTCGCATACAAAGTACCTCGTGCATCTTAGCGTAGGATCTTTGATAAACGGCACTTGGTCGTGCGGTACGACGTTTACTTCCCTGCTGAATTTTGGGAAACGCCCGTGGAAGCTCTTACTTGGGATTCCGTATAATCTGGCGAGTTTGATTTCCAGCGGTTGTTTAGAGTAAGTGCGGACTAGCTCGTCCGAATCAATAAAGGGACTATCCTCAGACCACCAGTTATATATGCGGCAATCGGGCCAATTGGCGCTTACTTGCTCCACGGGGAGTTCCCTGCCAATCAAACTGCTGTACCGCTTCTCCACCACTTCAGCGCCCTTTAACAGAGAGTTAATCAACGGTGTCCACCCTTGCAACGTAGTGAAGGTCAGGATCAATCTGCCATGAAAGTCAGTCAGTCTGGCGAGCAAAGTGTTGAAGATGTCCTCACCAACTTCTTCATCACATGCCACGCAGTGCGCATTCCAACCCTCAAAGATTTGGCTGTCCGCCATGTACTGCCGATAATTGTTGAAATACACCGTGCTACCCCGCTCTACGTTCTCTTCAGTAGGTGGCAGAATCATCTTGTTGTCGCTGTACCCGTTCTTCTGGGAGTATAGCAGGCTGTGATTCTCGCTCTTCTTTTTTCCACGCTTGTACCGCATGGGCAAAGATGCGTGCATATACTTCTGAGCGTCCGATATGCTACGCTCCTCGCTGATGTGCATACTACGCAGTTCAGCTTCGGGTATTTGCATGGCGAGGTGCATCAACATTCGGGAGGCAAAAACGGACTTTGACGATCTATTACCACCAAGTATCACGTGAATCTTGGTGTCATTCCAAGTGTCCATCACCCTACGCCACGAGGGCAGAGTCCATCCCCACGCTATGGGATCGTCCTTCTCAGCCTTGGGTTGGTCTAGAAGTAGTCTGGTAAGCGTCTCAGCCTGTTGCGGATCTCGCTCCGTAAGCTCGTCCACCTCGTAGTCGCTGAGCGCACAGACCAACTTTCCCTTTTGATATTTCAACTGCCCTTCGGGCCACGGTATGCCGAAGTACGGGTCTACCTCGTCTGCGTAGGTTATGTTAGCCACGGTTCACCTCCAATCAAAGCTCACTCCGCAACGGTGGCGATTCGGGTTGTGCTCCCCGTATATCCACCAAATGCGCATTCGGAATTTCCACAACACTACGTTCATCTGCCAGCCGGTTCTCCACCTAGAGCATACAAACACCGTCACACTCCTCGTCCCATAAGGTGGTTTGCCCACGCTCCACGTCCGTGCTCAAGTCCACTTCATCCAAAGGCTTCAAGGAGCGATGCAAGTACAAGGTGCTCTTTGCGTTGTGAACCCCGCCACGGATGCGCTTGTCCAAGTCTACCGCTTTGGCGAACTCCTTCGGCTCCTCGTCACGCAACCGCCGCCACTCCGTATTGCTGTGATAAGGACAAAACCAACATGCGCTTCTAGGAGGTTTCGGATACCCCTTGTCTTCCATCCATTGCAAGCACTGGTGGCGGCGCATACGCAAATCAATCAAGGGCCAACGATGCTCTATCCATGATTCGCGGCTTTCCTTCACTCGCTGAATCTCATCCATGCTGATGCCGATCCAAGTGGTGCAAAGAACTTCCTTGGGCTTTCTGCCCTTCCATCCGACCAACTCCTTGGTCTTCCTAGTGATCGGGCGAATCTTGAAGTCCATAGTGCAAGTACGCATCAAAATGCCGCCGTCACCATTCTCGTCCTCAGTAAAGAGCGGAGGATTGCTACACCGGTGTCCGGTTATTCCTCGCTCCAAATCCATTAATAGACCGTCCTTCTCCATGACCCTGTACACGGGGAATGGCAAAACCGTCTCAAGCCAATCCAAATAGCGGTAGACACTGTCCGGCTCTGCGCCCGTATCGCTGAATATCGCCGCATCCGGCATTGGCGTTATCTCCCCATGCGCAGCCATCAAAGCCATAGTGCTGCTCTGCACGCCAGCACCCAAGGAAAGTATGTTCAAATGTCGTTTTTCGTCTTTTATTGTAGTTTCTCCCCGCCCAAAAAATTACCCTCTATTCACCATTTCACACGCCACCACTAGCGCCGCTTCAAGCGTTGCCGCCGGGACTTCTTCATCTCCAACGAGCCAGCGGTTCGTATCCGCTCCAAAGTCTCCTGGCTTAATTCCAATGGTTTCGGCCCAAGACGTTTTACAGATGACTTGTAGTCCTTTGCACTCGTAGTCGGCAAACACCGCCCGAACTTTTTCCAGTGATACTTGCTCCATCCCTTAATGGTCTCCAATTGCTTTTTCATCCAAGACACTCCATATTCGCATTACCGTCTCAGGATCGTATACCGGTTTGCCGTTAAACTCCGGGCCACCACCCTTGGCAAGATTACGCAACCATTCGCGGAAGTCATCCACTTGCTCCAAGACTTCAGCCGCCAAACCATAGCGTAGTACGTCATCCACGTCGTAAGCGTGGAATACCGCAACGGGTTTAGGCTGCTCCTTCGGGGCAATCACATCCTGTCCCTTCTGCAATGTCTTCATCGTGGACTTCCACCCCGCATGAGGTACATAAACTCCATCCGGCAGCACTGCGCTTATCCAGTACTTTTTCTTGTTCATACTCATAATCTTCGTCCATAGTTCGTCCTCCATTCCCAAGGGTAGTCAAAGTTGTTGTTTATCGGATCATCCCACAAGTGCGCCAATGCCAAGGCAGTTAATGTCTCAACCCCCTGCACAGCGTCCATGCCATCCAAAGAACAGTCACCCAGAATACGATCATGTGCAGTTCCATCCGTCTCTCCGCTCTTTAGTTTCGTCTCGTTGGGTGTGTCCATAGCTCTGCAATATCCTACCGATCTTCACTGCTTTGCGCTCATCTGCACGGGATTGCCTTTTCTTAATTCGGGTATTCCTCCGTTTTGGAATACGTTCCACGCTTCTTTCCATACTTCATATCTCCCGTTTAGTTTTGTGTTTGGATTCAAATACACACTGATGTTTCCCTTTAGTTTCACCACGGGAATCAAATACCAACAGTCATCCGGTTCAACGTATGCCGCCAGCACGTCCACTTCTTCGGGACTCAAGGCAACTTTCCTCAGATTACCACCGGCCGCCAATATCTTGTACCCCGGTTTGTTCTTGATCCGACTGTTCGTTCCTTTTACTTGCACCCGAAAAAACCTGCCATCGCCGTTCTGCACAACCAAATCATACGGCATATAGTCTCCGTAGCTTTCCAAGACGTCCAGTTCTCGCCTCAATGACTCAACGATAAACGCAGCTTCGTACTGACTTCCCCTGCGTTTTGCGTTGCTCGTCATAAAGTCACCCACTCGCATTTGCGCTTGGAGCAGTCATATACCCACTGACTGCGACCATCACGCGAGTCCGTCTGGTGGCGCTCTATCCATGTCGGAAAACTGCTACCAGGCACGATTACCGCCGCTTGAGCTTCCGCATCCATGATCATTATCAAATGAGGCTTCGGGTCTTTGCTGTCCCATGCGTGCTTTGCCATCACCCTCACTTGGGCAAATGGATAGTCAAACTCTCCACACCATGCCTTGCTGCTCTGCTTCACCTCTATGGGGATGCTGAGAGTCAAGTCGCAGTCATCCACGAAGTCTTGCCAATTGCCGTCCGGCGGGCATTCCTCATTAGGTTGCAAAGTCACACGGTACTTCTTTTTGCGAAAGTACTCAGCCGCTATGAGCACACTGGAATAACTGTTGCGCAAGTCAGCCAAGAAGTCTCGTTGCTTCACTTCTGTTTTTTCGGTGTCCATATGACGTCAAATATAGTCTTATTCGGTTTGCGCCTCGCTACGTTCGTGCGAACTTTCGTCCCACCTGAGTAACTCAACTGCGTGTTCATCCAAAAGCGCTCTATCGCCAATTCAAATTTCTTCCAATCTTTAGTCGTAAACCCCTTGCCGTCACTCCAAGGATCGTAGTCCGCAGGACGGCTCTCCCGTATTGTGTGCTCACTCATCTACCGCTTCCGCCATTCTGCGCCCAATGTACTCAGCTACGGGTACGCTCACCGCATTGCCCATTTGGCGGTAACGTGGGCCGTCCTTCTGCTCTTCCACCTTGCCCGTGGGCTTCCACTCGTTGCCCTCCAAATCCAAGATGCAACGCTTGCTCGTCCAACCGTCCGGAAAGCCTTGCAAGCGTTCACACTCCATTGGGGTTAAACGCCTCACCATAGTAGCTCGCACATGCCTTCTACCGTCTCACCGTCCACGATGTCCAAGGTGGGGTTCATTTGCGCCACGCCAACTCCTTCCCCACCCTGCTGGCTACGAAGCGTAACGCTCACGTTTTCGGAGGATTTTGGGGTGACGTCACCATTCCATGAGCAGACTACATTAGAGGGGCGACTAGGACGATTCTCGCCCTCTGCTCGCAAGCACCCCGAATGCTCGCCCTCCTGCCAATAGCCTTGACCGGTCTCATACATCACCTTCGGCCCACTCGCA